AGGCTGTACTGTTTCTGTACCCGCGAAAGTTTCAGCAGCATAAGTAGCAAGTATATTAAAACTATCTGTCGCTGTAGATTGAATTATGTACGTGCCGTCGTAATTTGTAGTACCATACATGTAAACATAACTATCAGCGGCATATCCATGCCCAGTCGACGGGATAGTAACAAGTCCACCACCAGCATCCACTACTGTACCTGATAAAGTATTGTTAATTGAACCAGATCCTGTAGTGAATATGGAGCCCTGTTGGATTTTTCCAAGATCCCAAAAATTTATATTACTCCCTTTAATATCGAAACTCATTTTCTTCCCCCTCTAAACTAACAAAAATTTATCTTCTAGAAAGTTCTAATACAGTTATTCTTTTTCTTAACATTCTACATAAAGTATCTTTATCTGCCAACTGATTTGCGTGATTCAGTGCGTACTTCAACATTTTCAAATCAGTAAATTTTGGCAATGTTTCTCTAGCTTTCCTGACTGATAAATTAGCAATTTCATTAACATCTAGCCCTTTTGCAACGATAGGCATAGCTTCCTCAGTTTCTGTTTTTGGTTTGTTCTCTTTCTTTTCGGTGGTTTTTATCTTAGCAGATTTTTGGGGCTTTGCGTCTTCTACGCTCGTTTCGCCCTCATATGTAATTCCCCATACTTCAGTATCACTTAATTTAATTGATCTAAGCCATTCGACAAAAGGTGTTCCTTCTTGTATCTCATGCTTCTCACCATACTGCTCAAATAATTCATCTAAACTAACTTTTTGACCTGGGCCAATATTCCTTTTCAGTGCGTGTCTCCACCCAGAAGTTTTATTTATAACATAACCGTTCATAACCTTGTCCTCCTTAAATTTTATTACCTTGTCCAGATTTTAATGCAAATTTATTACGACCCGCAGAAAATTTTTCGGCGGGTCTAAATAAATTAAACTTATTTACAACAAAAATTCTTTAACAGTGCTCCATACTATTGTATAAAGCACTGTTATATACATCATTATAATGATCTATCAATAACACCAAGACCCAACATTCTTGGATCAAGACACGCAAATCCAATTTCTTCCCAGCCAAAAAATCCTTGCTTTTGGACTCTTAGAAGAGTTGGATCATCATGTGCCTCATACGCCTTGCGAATTGGCATAACAAGAGAATCATTAACACTAAGGTCAAAACCAATAATCTGAGTTTCACCAAGTGAATCAACAGTGCCATTAGCAGTAGTAGTATTAGGATTGTCTAAAGTATAGGCATTGTAAACATTACCAGTAGCAATAAACTTACCATAAGCTGAACCAGCGCCGTTAATATTATAAAGACCGGTGGCACCCAGATGTTGAACCTCATTAAGATTTACATTCCAAATACTTCCCATTCCAGCAGCTTGGAAAATCTCTCTCCGTGTTACTGGATCGATGTCTGTATCAGTCCATTCACGAATATCAGCTGCATCCTCGGGCGCAACATAAAGATCAGTCAATGTACGACCAATTCTTTTAAAACCAACGATCATCTTGTTAATGAGTTCTTTTGATAGATAGCCAGCACCAGTAGATGCAGGATTAATCTCATAAATCGGTGCAGGACGTGAACCTAACAGCCCTTTACCAGAAAATGCCGAAGTAGCAGCAGGAAGAATAACTCTCCAACCGCACTCTTCTTCGTAGTCTGATAATGCTTTGGCTGCTTTTTCAGCTGCTCTTTGAGGAATATCAATTCTTGAATCCCTCGCATAAGTTAATTTCCAATCTCCAGATGTATCAATTGTGAAGGTAGGCACATATACTTCCTCGCCGATTCCTTCAATAAAATTCTGAGCTATATAACCAAGACCAGGCAGTACCCAAACTGGCAATTCAAAATCTTCCGCAATTGGATAACTCGCTTGAGCCCCGGGACCAAGATTCTCTACCGCGAACAACTTCCGCATAATAGAATCTCGCTCAATAGCTTGGAGAATCGGAGTAGTTAGAGCAGCGGCAAAGGCTCTATAAGCAGCAACGCCCTCAGGCGTATTGATAGCTGCGGTAGCCTTAAAAAGTTCTTGCATCTCTTTTCTATCCATATCTAACTATCCTCCTATTCAAAATTTTGGATGCGTTATATACGCATTAATCCATAATTCGTTTTAATTCATTTTTAATTATATTAATAGCTTAATCCTTATAGGATAAAGCGTTGTATTAGCTATATTAGCCTGAACCTGTGCAGCACTCGCACCTTTAACAACTTTAGCAACATTAACATTTATATTGGTTAGTCTATTAGCATAATGAGTTACTTTACCGCCGGCACTTGCAGCACCAGAAGCAACCCCTAATAGCTCACCAGGATGAAAAAGATCAGTACCAGGAGTCCCCACTGTATAATGAAGTGTATCCCAAATACCTAAATGGGCAACACCAACGGGGGCATCTTTATGGCCACTAATATCTCCTGTGGCTGAATATGATGGCTGAGCAATAACATCAGAAGAACCAAGATCGCCCGGCATCATAAAAGCAACAGGATGTACCTGATGATATCCAGTCTTAACCTTCTGCATCAAGAAACCAAAAGGATCTCTTTCACTAGCATGTTGTGTAGCGGCATCAGTATAAATCTGAACAATAGCATCTTGAGCGGTAGCATTATAGTCAAGGAAACAAACTGAACCTGCATAAGCTATTACACCACCAACCCCAGTAGTAATACCAGTACCACTAGTTGTTAACTGGCAGAATTGATTTTCTACTACAGGATGTCTAGGAATAAACATAATTACATTCCCTCCTTATAAAAATTTTAATTATTTATTTATTATTTTTTTCAGCTATATTATCAGCCATCTGCTTACCTAATTCAAGGTATTTAGCTAGAGTAGCTTTACCAGGAATGAGTTCCATATTAAGCGCCGCAAAAGTGGCTTTCATAGGGTCAATAGCTGCATTCTCATCACTAGCTGCATTATTCTCATCTTCTTCAGATCCCTCTTCTTCGCTATCATCTTCTCCACCAGCAGTGGGATCATCCGAGGTTTCCTTTTCAGATTTTAACTCTGCAACAATAGCTTCTCTAATAGCGACAAGCTCACCTTTATAAGATGAAAATTCTTCATCAGACATTTCTCGAATCTTAGAAGTTTGATCTTCAATAGCCTTTTCATTAGTAGCAGCAATACCAGCTTCTTTCAATTCACTAACTCTAGTAGTAGATAGCTGGTCTTTTTCCATTTCCGCGATTTTATCTTCAGCTTCCTCTGCCCTTTTAACGATATCAGCTTTCTCAGTCTCAAATGCTTCCTTTTCGTTTTCGAGAGTTGTCTTTTCATCAGTTAATTCGGTAATCTTAAGCTCAAGGTCTGAAATTGTTTCTCCAAGAGCTGAAATTTCTGCTTCTTTGTCATTAAGCGTAGCATCCTTTGCCTCTAAAGAGCTGCTCAGTTCATTAACCATATCAGCAGATGTTTGTAATGCCTTTTCAGTTTCTTGCTTCATCTCAGACTCTTCTTTTTTTCTAAAAATATCATCTACGATATTTTTGATATCAGCAGTGAGTTGATCAGACATGAATATAAACCTCCTTAATAATTTTTTAAAACAAAATATTTAAAATCAAAAATTCAACAACCAACCTCTTAATTGATCTAAATGAAAAACTATAAATCCCTTTACCTTTACATTAAAACTATATTATAATTCAATTATTAGCAATTCTAATAACGTTTCCAAATTTGGTTGGAATCAGTACTACTAAAATCAGTACTACTACCAGTACCAAAATAAATATAAACATCAAAATCACAAGTCGCGCCAACCGCTATTTCTACAGTTGACCTAATTATAACCTGATTCGCGGTATAATCTTTTACTACATATACTTTTCCTAAAATATTCTCATCAGGATAAGCAGTACTAGTTACTCCATAACTAGAAGTACCAGAAACAACAGGTGTAATTTCGACTTTACCCTCACAAATCTTAAAACCGTGAATCTCAACACCGCTGGCTACTACCGTCTGTTGGTTAGTACCGGATGTCAAAGACACAGTTGTTCCCCAAAGAAGGGGGAGTCTACGGCCATTACCTAAGTTTCTATAAATAAGGGCTTTACTATCATCAGCATTGACCCTCACTAACTTAGGAATACTTTTTCTAAATCCTGTTTGTGCTTGTGGCATAAGCGATTACCTCCTTATTATTTTTTTAAAACTTTTCTTAATTCT